TTATAAATTTTTTTCAATGTTTCTGTTCTTTTCCATATCACTCTTGATTAACATTTTAATATAAGTACTAATCCCCATGATTTCTGCCTTATCTAACATGTAATCCATCAGCTCTATCTCTTGTATATTTTCTTTAAAAGATACCTGATACACATTCCCTTTTTTAGCCAAAAAATCAACTCCTTTTAAGTAACTTTATATACTGCTTACTTAATCTTATGTAAGTTATATTCATTTATTGCGTGTCCTTGTTGAATTTTTACATAAAAAAATAGAGCAGCTATTACGCTACTCTTATTTATTCTATACACTCATTCGGTAACTTATCTTGCCTAATTCCTTTTAAAACAGGTTGCCTTAATGAACCTCTTTCGTTTGGCATATACTCAACTGTAGCAACTAAGGTAGGTTCTATCCAAACTGCAACTTCATTTCCAGTAGGAACTTCTTTAATAGGTGGTATTTCAGTCTTTTTATATTTATATTGATTGAGTTTTCTAAGACTAACACCTAAAGTAACATGTCCTTTATATACTAACTCATTAGCATTATTGTATTTGGCTATTATTAAACTAGTCATATTGTTCTCTTTTAAAATATAACCGCAAATCACAAAGTCCTCATCCTTCATGTATTTAATTTTTATCCATTCTTTTGATTTCTTATCAAACCAATATTTACTATCTTTATGCTTTGCAACAATACCCTCAAGCTTCTGTTGTTCAGCTACTTGATATAGTGCTTTTCCGTTAGTTTCTATATATCTAGATATCGCAAATCTATCCATTTCATTTATAGTCTTATCTAATAACTTCTTTCGTTCTATTAAAGGTAAATCTGTAACTAACTTATCCTTATAGTAGATTATATCGTATGCAATGAAACTTACTGGATACTTCTTGCCTGCTAGTTGCATTTTAAAGGGATCATTTAATAATGTCCTTCTTTGCAATTCGTAAAAGTCTGGAACTCCATTATTCATTGCAATAAGTTCCCCATCAAGTATACACTTTTCGTTCACGTATCTATGTAGCTGGTCTAACTCTGGAAACCTTGGTATCAACTTAAAATCTCTTTTGTTTCTTAAATCTGTATTATCTTTATCTAAATACGCTATACATCTAATACCGTCTAATTTTAATTCAAATATATAATCCGGAGAGTCAAATGCCTCTTGTTGTTCTGCTATTAGCATTGGCTTGATTCCTTTTTCGTCGAATATATCCATACTATCACCTCTTAGGTGTAGTATGATCAATGATAGGTTATTTTAAGCATTCATTTTGTAAAACAATATTCAAATTAATGTTATAATACATGTGCTTGATTAATAAAAATAAGGGTATCTTTTATACTAAATACTGAGTTATCCGAAAAAAACGTTAGGAGAAATGTAAATGATAAAAGTAATTCAACGAAGTGTCATAAAAGAGAACTGTTTATCTGATGCTCTGAATCTGTATCAGTTATTGGTAAAGGAGACGTTAAAAGAAAAAGGATGTGTCTCTTATGAGCTATTTCAAGAACTAGACAATTCTAATAACCTTACCCTCATTGAGGAATGGGAAGATATAGAAGCGTTGCAACGACATACGAAAATGCCACATTTCATTACTTTGGTAGAGAAACTTGCATTGTATGAAAAAGAGTTGCCAGTTTTAATTTATAAAAAGCTATTTTAACAATATTAAATGAAAATAACTTAATAAAAAATAAGGGTAGCAATAAGCTACCCTTTTACTATCTACATCAATTTTCTATTTTCCAACCACTTTACTACTTTCCTATATGTCTCCTTAAAGTTATTACCTACAAACTTAGTAACATTGTCTGGAAACTTCTCTAACCCTTTACTTGCTCCACCACCTATAGCGTAAGCATTTCTACACATGTAACTCTTATAGTCTGCAATATCTACTATAGTTGAATTAGGGAGATATTCTCTCATTATAATTGCCGCTGCTTTGTCTCTATCTCCACTATAGATTATTGCATTTTCGTAACCTTGTTGTTGCTGTGTTTTATTAGTCAATTTATTCAACTCATCTTGAACTAGTTTTTTAAACTCAGTCATATTTGTTCTATGCGGACAATCCTTCTTAGCAAAGTCTCTATGTGCTTTAACCCTTTCTATTCCCCAACCATATTGTTTAAGTATTGTAGCAACTTCACTAGCTGCTCTAGACTCTGCTTTCTTAAATCTTTCGCCACCACTCTTAGAATAACAAATCTCTACAGCTATATATTTTCTATTTCCAGTGCCATTGCCGCCATCGCCAGCATGAAAAGCGTTGCGATTAAACGGAATAGCTTGTATTGCTACTTTATCATCTACTGCAATATGGTAGCTTGTACTACTGTCGTTATTCTTCATATATGTTATTTCATTTATAGCTGGGGCATCGTTATATGTGTTGTGAACACATACACCTATAGGTGTCATACTATATGGACACTTCCTATTATATTTTGAACTCGGTAATAAACTTTGCATTAAACCCATAAATTACTCCCCCTTATCTATTGTTTAAATTGTTTAACTGTTTGATTTGCTCCTATAGCCACACCCCAACACAAGATACCTTGCATAATTGCAGTTACAGAGAATCCTACAATACAAGTACTAAATACTATTCCGATAGCTAATAAAACAATCGGTATGCATCTATCATCTAGTTTAGGTACGCTCTTACATGCAAATCCTAGCACATTTAACGTTACTACCAATATAATTAACTGTTCTGGTATAAAACTCATAATATCCATAAAATCACCCCTTTTATTTATTTAAAACTTTATCAAGTTTATTTTCGATCCTCTCGTTACCCTCTTCTACATTCTCCATACGTAAACTCAAGTTCTGTATACTATCAGCATATTGTTTTGAAGTCTCAGTAAATGTATTTACACTTTTTCTGTATAATTCTCGATCCTGTTTCTTTTCTTCTAGCGTGTTTTTAAATAAAACATATGCTATAACACCGATTGCACCCACGTTAATAAATTGTGCAACGAAATCTTCCATAAATACCTCCATTTGAAATAATTCTATCCCTAAATTTGTAATAAAAAAGCACCTACAAGTGTAGATGCTCTTTGAATTCAGTAAATATAACAATCTAGCTAGCACTATATAATTAAGAGGTAACGATGTTTTTAGTGCTAATATAATATATTAATTCTAACCATTTTCAGTTCCAATTTAATACATAATTGCAAAGAAAAAACACCTCTATCCTGAGGTGAATAATTTTTTTCGTTTATATCAAGGTGTTTTTTCAAGGTATAATTATGTTTATAACACTGATACTTCATGAGTTTGTTGTGATTTAATCAATATTATATTTTATTATATTCACTTTGACTTTTTTTATGCAATAAAAAAGAACTCTACTTAGTATAGTCCTCGCTCGTTATTTCCTTATATTGTGTTTCTGTTATCTTGTTTAAATCTACTGCAAGTTTAACTTGTGATATCGTCCATAACTTATTGTTATAGAAGTAATTTATATTAAAATACCAATTCATTAGTTAATACCTCCTTGCAGTTGCATTATCATAAATGTTAAATCCGCAACTTGCTTTTCTAGAAAGTCTATTTTATCATTTTCTGAAATCGGAGCATCTTCATACTCGTAAAAAGCTTCTTTTGTATCTATATTCACATATAATACAGCTACCTTTCCATCTTGCTGTGTAGGCTCTGGTAGGTTTTCTACTAATATACCATTACTTGTATCTTGTAATAGTTCTGGTTTATAGTGTATTAAACCAACTTTGTATTTATTATCTTTTATTTGTTCTAAATTTCCTAAAAATATCATTATTGAACCTCTCTTTCTTTTAATATTGCTACCTTTTCCAAAACGTAATTGTCTTTAACACACTTAAAACTAGCTAATGATGAATCATATCGGATAAATAAATAAATTGTGCCATTAAATGCAGTTATAGCTCTCGATGTAGCCACTCTTGGGTGTTTGCCTAATTCAGCACCTGAAGGAGAAAATTTACGCATAGTACCATCATAATGTACAGTATAAAGGTAATTAAATTCATCTATATAACATAATCTTGCATAAGCATAAGCATAAGAGTAACTCCCGTCAGGACTAAGTGCTTTTTGAAATATAGCCTCACCAGTACTCTTGCACTTTACAATTGCTTTAGAATTATCAATTGTGCCATAATAAATATTACCTTCATTATCTACTATAATAGAATCTTGAACTATCGAACTACCCAAATTATTCAATGCCGCTTTGCTGATCTCTTCACCGTTTTCTGTTAATTTTAATATATTGTTATTTGAATCTACAAGATAAACATTATTATACATATCTGTATAGACAAATAACAATAATACGTCAGTGCCTTTTGACCAAATAATATTACCTTCGTCTGTTATTTTTTTAATCTCATTATCAGTAATAATATAAATATTATCACTCTTATCTATGCTTATATCTTTTATTTTAATATTTACCAACTCTTTATCCCACACCAATTCCCCATTTGGAGAAAATTTTTGTATAGAAATTCCTCCGAATATAGTGTACGTGTTGCCTAAGCTATCAATAAGGGTTTTTATAACAGAATTTGAAAACGTAGCTTTCCATATTGTATCTGCATTTGAAGATATTCTATTTAGGTATTTATCCCATCCGCAATATACACCACCACCCTTGTCTGGAAATATATATGTAGGTTTCCCCACATCTGTAGGTTTCTCAGAGAAATACTTATTCAAAACAATTGGAGCTTCATAATATAATCTCTCTACTATTTTCTCTACCCCATATACATTACCCTCAGCATCCTCAGTAACCCCAACATCACCCTCCAAAATAGGCAACTTTGTCTTAATACTATCTATATTATCCGCCATCTTCTGAAACGAATCGCTACCATTTGTCGGTACACCTCTACCAGTAGTGGCGGTAGCGATTAACTCTTTACCATCACTGACAGATTGCTTTAAATTGGCTATTTCTCCGTCTATCTCTGTCTTATTATTAGCTATAGCCGTTTCTAATGCACTTTTAGTTGTATCTATCTTGGTATCTAGTGCTTTATCCTTATTTGTTAGCTCCTTATCTTTGTTTGCTAATTCTTGCAATGCACCTTCTACATTTACGCTCGTAAAATTGTTCTCTGCGTCCGCTATAGTTACTTTGTTTCCTGTAAGCTCTATATTGTCTACTTTCTCCTTAGTTTCCTCAATGCCATCTTTTAAAATAGTTATTTCTGAGTCGATTTTATCCATGTTAAAGTTAGAATCTTCTACATTATAAAAGTCTGTTTGATCTGGTTTCTTTAAACCTAATTTCTCTGTATATTTCATTAAATCACCTCTTCCCTAAGTTGATTATGGGTTTTAGCTTGCAACTCTGCATGTGTGTATTTATAGAATGTTTGGTGCTGGTTGTATGCCAATTCTATATGCTGTAACATATTAGCTGGTAACACATTGTATAACATGCTTACAACATCATTAAACTGACTCTTTACTGTTAATTCTAATTTTAAAGTTAATATATATTTGTCATAATCAATGTTAAGTTTATATTTGCCCTCACCCAGCATTGCATCTAGCCTAAATCTTAAAGATGGAAGTGAATAAGGCAATCTATCAAGAAGACGTGATTTTATTCTAAACCTTCTATCCTCAACCGTATCACTTGCAAATGGCTTTATTTTGAGTATCTGTTCCCATCGTTTTAATCCTTCTGACTCCATTAAATCTATGAAGTTTTCTTGAACAAACATATTTAATTCATTTTTCAACAATTCAAATTCTTTATTTTCTATATCTGTTATCTGCTTTAGTTCTTTGACTTCTCTTAAATATTTAGGAAGATATTCATTTAAGTTAACCTTATTAAGCATCTATCTCACCTACTGACCCAAACACTGCTATACTATTGCTTTCAACTGTAAAGTTTTCATCTACGTTATTAATTATGATTTTTGTAACATCCAAAATACCCGTTAAATCAATTAAACGGGTTTCTATTCTACTCTTTCTAACTATTATGTTGTCTTCATCAGCCCAGCTTAAATTCAATTCCTCTAAATACAACCTAATAACTTCCTCTATACTGCCTTTTACATCCTCGAAGGTATATCCATCTTTATATAATAGGTCCAAACCTATATTAATTACTTGATCTGTTACACCTTCAACTGTAACTTTATGTCCTATAGGAGCTATTCCTATGCCCTCGCCTGTTTTTTCTATGGGGTCAATTATATCTTGCATAATATCTACAAACTCTTGTGATGGCGCTTCTCCTTTGCTATCTGAAAATACTATCTTTACAGTTCCGCCACCATTCCAGCAAGGATATACCTTAACTCCCCCAACATCTTGATAACCTTGTACCTTTTCTTTATAATCTGCTGTGTTTCCTCCATATGCTTGTGCATCAAGCGAATTATAATACCTCTTCCTAAGAGACTCTGTTTCCTCTTCTTCCTCGCCATGAATAATTATTTGTGTCAAAATAGAGGTTTCCAAATCTTGCACAAAATCTATAGCTATCAATCTCCCTGTTACGTTCCCTGACTCTCCTGGTTGTTCACATTCTACTTTATAAACTAAATCACTTATTTTTTCTACTACTACAAAACTTACGCTTCCTAAACTAAACCTATTCCCGATAGGGACCTCTTTATCAAACTCAGCCTTTCCGACTGCATAAGTAGCTGGGTAAGGAGTTATTCCTCTTTCTTTACATTTAAGTTCTAAATAGTATCTACTAGATGTGTCAACAAAGCACTCGTTGAAGAAGTCTTCTAAATCTACATAACAATGAGCCAGCTCTAAAGCCGCAGGTGCCAAAGCATCATAAATAATAGAACCTTCTCTTTTGTCCATAGTATCAGGTACTTGGTCTAGCATCCTTGAAAGTATCGCATTAAAAGATACATCGCTATATATCATTCACTCACCACCTTTTATATTTGAACTATAGAACCTGATTTAAACTCACCGAAAATTGAATTAACAGTAAAATATACCTCTATAGCATTCTTTTTACCTTGAACCTTATTAAAATTAAAGTTGCTCACTGAATCAATTCTATCGTCTTGAGTTAATGCTTCTGTTATTACTCTGTCAATTTCACTAGTTGCAAAACCTAGTGGTTTGCCTATAATGTGATTTAACTCAACCCCATAATTCCAACTATAGATTAGATTGTCATATCTCTCAGTATTGAGTATTTTATATACAGCTTGCTTGACAGCTTCTATGCCATCGGCATGGTTGTAAATTCCATTTTCCCTCTCAGAATGCAACTTATATGTTTTAGTTGGATATGTACCAATTTCAAAGTCCCCAAATGTCTCCCATGGATCATCTAAATAATTGTTATATTCCATATTATCACACCTTATCTATTACTAAATATTTTTGTCCATTAGCATAACTTATTAAAGCTACCATGTCGCCGTTTTTTAGTTTTGATTCATTTCTCAACTCTTCAATTCTACTAGTTAATATCAATTGTAACGGTTCACTAAAAAATAATTCTGAATCTGACTGAACTTTTAGAGGTTTAGTTTGTATAACTTTAGCATATAAAACAGACGTATGATTATAACTTTTTACTACTTCATGACATAATTTTTTTAGTGCATCATATATATCTGGCATTATATAAATCTCCTTACAGACAATACGCTGCCTTTAGAACGTTCTTTATATTTCACTACTCCATATGCTGTTCCACGCGCCTCTATAGTCTCCCCATTTCCGATATATAGAACAACGTGTCTACCTGAGCCGCTGGAACTACTTTGACTTATAATTATATCTCCTGGTTTTCTATTTTCCCAAGATACCGCAGTTCCTGCTTTTAGTTGGCTACCAGTATCACCAGGAATTTTTATTCCTAATTGGTAGTAACACCATTGTACAAAACTACTACAGTCAAATACACTCTGCCCTTTATTGCTTGGATTCCTCGCTGCACCGTATACATATTTACAGCCTATTTTTGTTTTAGCTACATTAATAAGTTGCTGAACTTTTGGTGGCATGCTTGAGTCGCCATTTGCAGTAGTCGGGTAAGTAAAACCAGTTCCATCACTTATTATTAATGTTCCGTTTTTTCTCCCCCATTGATTAGCTTCTTTCATACTTGGGAAAACTAGATCACATACCCATTTGCCGTCTCTTTTTACTATATTAGGTTTAGAATTATCAAGCGTATCAACGATCAATCGTACTTGTCCATCTTTATCAGTTCCGGTATTCCCTATTTGAGCCTGCCTATCCTTTATCGTTTCTTTATTGTATCCTAGCTCTTGCCACAAACCTCGTGGTATTGCCATTTTCATTTCACCAGGCATAAGTTTTCTACCATACATATCTTTTTGTGGACCTTCTATTCCCCCACCACCTGGACAGTAAGCTGTAAATTGAACTTGTATTTTTTTACCGTTTAGTATTTTTTGTCCAGAACCGCTAGAGCTGCCACCATTAAACCTAATATCTAGTGTTTTATTTTCCTCTTGCGCCCTACCAGCACTCTCTATAGTACTAGAAACAAATTCGTTTCCAACTAACTGCATATCCATCGTATGATGCCCATGCTTGAATTTATGTTTTACGTTCTCAACCATCATTTTATTATTTAATGTCAAGTCCCCTAAATCTAGATGCACTGGTATTAAACACCCAGCCCTTACATCAATTCTCCCGAAGCAACCTTTTACTGTTAAAGTTTTAAATTTTTGATTATGCGTTCTAAGCATTGCTAAAGCTTTTTCTCTTAAATTTATTTCAGGCGAATTCACCTCTTCGCTATGAGCCAAATGTCCCCATGCCCTAATAGAATCTCTATAAAAATTTTCGTAACCTTCATATGTTTCTTTATTCTTCTTATTAAAATTATTATCAGTGTAAACAACCTTTTCTGTTACAGTGTCTTTTTCTTTTCTATATAAACAAACCGCATTATATGTTGAATCCGCAATTGTGCTATTATACTCATAATCTTCAAACACTTCATTAGTTAAGTAATAATCTAGTTCCATATTTCCTAACTCTTTTAGGTTAACAATCCCAGCATCATCGAATAATGTATATATTTTCTGTGTCGCCTCCACTGTTGTGTCTAAAACCTGTTGAATAGCGTCAAGACAAGGTACACATGAAAATACAACAGAAGGTATTTTGTGCTTGGTATCATCAAATTTTCCGATATTAGCATTCTGATAAAAGGGCGTGTTTTTAAACATATAATATATAATCTGTGATGCAGTAGTATTCTCAACAACTAAGTTGTAAGACTCTTTTTTTAAATAAAACATTTTATCATATGCCGTAACCTTTATATGCTGCTGTTTATCTCTTTTCTTAGCAAAGATACGACCGTGCCATATAACCCTATTGCCTATTACTAACCTAACCGAGTTCCCCTCACAGAAGTAATCAATTGCGCCGGATTTCATATCTGCAACATTGTCATTAACAACGGTAAACTCTAGTTTAGAAGGTGTTCCTTTTCTTTCTATAGATAAAACTATTTCATCGTATGTAATAGGTTCATAAAAATTATCGAAGTGTGCTATTAATAACCTAGCATCAACATGGGAGCTACCCAAAATACAACACCTCCCCTGAATAAATCATCTTTGGATATTTTGTTTGTCCATTTTTCTTATTCCAATCATCCATAGTTGCCTTATTCTTTTGATACATTTTATCTGTCATTGCCTTGCTTCCGTCTCTCATATATCTCAAGCATAAATCACTGAGGTTTTCTCCACCCTTAACAACATGTTTTGTTCCCGCAGGAGTCGTGTTAGCGTTTGGATTGTTATTGCTGACTGGACGTTCTGTTTCAGTTTGTGCAGGCTTGTCGGGTTTGATCTCTTTGTACACTATTGTTCTGTAATATTTATAATCTTTTAATCTTATCGATACAGTTATATCTTTACCTTTTGACGCATCCTGTACAATTGAGTAATCTTCAATAGATACACCTTTTGTATAGTAACCAATTCTATTGTCATTAGTTATTACACGAAATATAACAGGAGCTAAAAAATCAGTTTCAAGTGCATTGTCTGAATATGTCCTTAAACTGGTCCTCATTCTGTTTTTCATTTTCTCAAGTCTTTTTAAAACCATTGCAGGAGTGTATAAACTATTTAAATAATAATATCCGCTTGCTGGAAGCCTAAATTCAAACTCTATCTCTGTTAATCCAGGCTTTCTAAGTATATTAATCTCGTCACCGTTCACTAGATCAACGGTTGTGTTTCTGTTTTTTATATTAACTTTCATTTTTGAAGGGGTTATGGGTAGCAATAAATTATCTAGCCAAAACTCATATGCTCCGCCATAACCACCTTTGTTGTATAGCATTCCTTCTGCTATCTCTGCTGCTAATTCTAAGTTCTCGATTAATTTTTCCTTATCTGTCATCTCTACACCCCCACATATGACGAATTTAACCTATCTATTATTGTGTCGGCTAACGATTGATGATATCCATCTACATCATTATCAACATTTTGGCCATTGTATGAGGCTTCTAGATTTATCGTTATAACTGGAGATGTGTATCTACTTATGGCTTCCTGTTCAGCGATATCTCTAAGATATTTTAGATCATCTTTAGATGCCTCCATACTCTTGGCCATTTTCTCTGTTGCATCCGCTGTCCTTTTTTCTGCATCACTTCCACCTTTTAAGGGGTTGCTATCTAAGCCTGAACCCCAATTATCTACTTTGTCGTTGGATTTATCGCCGAATACATTGTCTCCAAAAGGATTAACAAGTAAATTACCGAGATCTAATTTGCTTCCCCAATCATAACCTTTATTAAATGAATCCCCTAAATCTTCCATTTCAAATTTTTTAGTGAATATATACTCTCCGCCAGTTTTCTCATTAGCCCAATCAGCGAATTCACTTTCTGCATCTCTAGATGCTTTTCGAAGGGCATCTCCTGCACCTGTCATTTTTCCTGGATCTGCTAAAAGATCTTTCTTGCCTATATCAATGCCAGGAATTTTATTGAGAGCATCTATAATCCAATTAATAGCTCCTATAGCCTTATTTGCACCCCATACAAAAGCTTGAGCTATCCAAGTTCCTACTTGGTCTAAACCGCTTCCTAAAGATGATAAATTGTCTAATATGCCACTAACCATATGTACGAAAAGACCCGCAACTGAGACAATAGGATGCCTCCACACATTCATAAAAAATTCGGCTATGCTGGCGAAACCATTCCATAGATTTTTAAGTATATTCTTAATTAAGGTATACAGCATGCTAAACATCCCGCCCATAAATCCGAGTACTTGACCAGTGGTTACACCAGTTTGATATAGGGCTGCTATCACTACCGCTAAGCCTGCTATTATAGCCATTATTAAGAAAACAATAGGGTTTGTTGATACTATGGCACTCCATATCAAAGTGGCTATTGACACAGCATTAATGGCAAGTTGTACTAAAGAAAAAGCTACTACTAGAAAACCAAGTATAGCTATAACAGATCCTATTATACCGACCGCATATTCAAATACTTGCGTTAAGGTCATTCCTAAATTGGTTAAATACCCTACTGCGGAAGTTATTGCTAAGCCTAATAATATTACAGGACCAAGAACTGCCATAAAAGCTGAAATAAGACTACCAGCAAAACCTTGGGCAGCTACTTGACCAAGTACCATTTGAACATTTAATGAATAAAGTGTTCTGCCTAAATCTAAACTAGCTATTTTAGCAATAAGCATCGCAGTAGCCCAGGTACCAAATCCTGCAGCCGCTACAGTAGCTACCCCATATACGACTGGTGATATTTCACTAAATACACTTATTATTCCACTAGCAGCACTTGCAACTCCAACTCCTATTTGTTGAACTACCCACAAAACTGGTGCAAATGCTAATTGAGCTTGAGTCTTTATATTTTCCATAGCTTGACCAAAAGTGAGAGGCATTTTTTCAAAGTCGCGATTAATTTCATCTGTGGCATTAAGTATTGCCTCTTTTATTATTTCTGAAGTTATTTCACCATCTGCACCTAGTTCTTTTAGTTGTCCAATACTTACCCCAAGATGATCTGCTAGTGCTTTCGAAACGGCTGAGTTATTTTCCAGCGTAGAGTTTAACTCGTCTCCTTGCATTCGACCCGAAGCCATCGCTTGGGATAATTGCAACATAGCGTTACTTGCTTCATCTGCTGTTGCCCCAGTTATAACGAAACCTTTTTGAACATTCTCAGTGAATTGAATTAATTCATCACTACTGAATAAACCTTTTGCAGTATAACCAATTCTAGAAATTGTTTGAGCCATAGAAGAAAAGCTACCTCTAGCACGCATAGCTGAATCCGCAACCTCTTGTGTAAAACTATTAGTTGTATGCAAGCTATCCTTTATATTTCCAAGTCTTGCCGTTATACTTGAAAATTCATCTGCAATACCTAGCGTTATCTTAATCCCTTGAAAGCCCATATAAACACCTAACATGGATTTTAAAGATCCAAGCATATTCCCTGCTAAGCTATTTCCTTCTCTTATTTCTTCGTTAAAATTAGACTGTCCAGTTGTATTATTATTAATAGAAGATCCTATTTGACTCATAGCTATCTCAGCTTGGTTAAGTTCAGCCCTTGCACTAGCAAAACCGTCTGTATTAAAAGATATTTCCGATTCTCTGCCTAATTGTTCCATAGCACTAATAGTCATATTAAGTGTATTAGTTATACCCTGTAGGATTGGTGACATCTGGTCCGTTAAGCCTATAGAACTTTGTATAGTTGCCATTACACATCCTCCTTTCTTTAAAAATAATAGGGTATACCAAAATCGGCATACCCTTTAATTGATTTTATCTAATGCTTCTTTTTTATCTTCGTATTGTACTTCCAAACTGCCTGCTAAAAACGCTCTGCGCTCAGGAGATAACTCTGTATAATCCCATGGAAGTATATTAAACTTATGCAAACATAAATGAGCGATCCAACTTTCTGGATCGCTCCTTATTAGTTTTTTGCTTCTTTTTTATCTTCATTAAATGATTTTCTAAATCCGTTTATTAAATCTACTTGTTTTTCTAATTTTTGATATGGAACTAGATCAAGCATAGATACCAACAAATCTTCCGGGGTACGAACTCCGTAAGCATCTTGTAACTCGGCATTATTTAAATCAGGATAAACAACTGACATAGCCATTATTTTATTGGTATAAAGTCTTTGATTGAATTTTGCTTCTTGTGTGTTTACATTTAATTGCAATGCTTCGTCTCGTGCCAAGTCTCCATCTTTTGCTTTTAATTTCCTTAATTCCCATTCAATAGGATTCCCTTCCTCATCTATAATGTTCTCATCAACAACAAATTTAATATTATCGGCGTTTGCTTTACTACGATTTAAAAAGCTTTCTAAATTTTTCATTCTATCAATCTCCATTCTTTTATGTTTTATATTTATTTATATTACGCTAAAGGTAAATCCTTAAATGTCTCAGGTAATTTGAATTTCTCAAAAGTACATTTAAAGTCTTGCTTAAGTGTTGCATTATCTACATCAATTGCCGCTATAACAACTTCATCAAGTAAACAGTTTTCTAGAATAGTTGTATTTCTGCCAACTGATTTTGAAGGGTCCTCATTTACTGTCATTATCTCGAAGTATGGCAAGTTACCTGTGTTTTGAAATTCCTCAGCCATTTTTGCAAGAATTGACGAGTTATAAAACATCTCACCCTCACATGTACCCTTCCATGTTGTAGCTATATTTATTGTTGCCGTAGTACCCATAATATTTTCTTCTTGTTTGTTGAATGTTACTGTAGCTTTTAAGTTCTTTATATTAGCTAATTCATATCTATTTTCATTTAGTGTGATAAAGCATTTTGCCAAAGCACCATTTACTATATCCCTACTTGTCATTGTTCTCATAAATTATAACTCCTCCTCTCCTACGCAACTATTACATTCATATACATTTTTTCTATAGCACCCACTAATATAATTGCAATATTAACAATGACTGCATTTTTGCTTTCGCCCTTTTCTACAGTTACATCCTCCGGCTCAAAATCTTCTAGAGCGCCTATGTTTAATAGTTCTGAGAGCATATTTACTTCTTCATTCCATAAAGCTATTCTAGAATCTTCTGTGTTTTGTCTTTTGCCGGAATAATTGTTGCCAAATAAAGCAGCCGAGGTGTTTGCTATATAATCTAAGATCCTAATAGATTGATTACTAGCAAACTCGTCATTTTTAGCATCTGTGAACTCAACCAATGTATTAATATCTTTTAACACCCTAAACTCTTGCCCTACTTTATGGAACACAAATTTCCCCATAGTAACAAATTCTTCTAATTCTATTTGAGAGTAATTTGTGTTTATTTCGTATTCTCCATTGTATGTTTTATTTGTACAACTTTCGTTAAGGTTGCAACCAGCTAATGCACCAGCAGTCCAGTAAACTAAATTATGCTTGTCTGCTCCAGTTGTTGATATATCATTTTCAACAGAAACGACTCCTTCATAATTGGCATCAACCACTTTATATCCTACAGTTTGGAACTTAACACCTAGAGAATCCCTCATATATTTTGTAAACTCTAAGAAAACTTGTTTTATATCCTTATCTGTTGCTGGACAACATAAAACATTGAATCCGTAAGAACTTACTGCATCTAAAAAGAGACTGTAAGATTCACCTTGTACAGCCTCGTTTGTTCCACCCTCTAGAGGTGTTCCAGCCGTTAGTGTTAATTCAGTCTCTTTATTAAATACTATATAGTCATTATCTCTTATTTCATCTTTATCTTTTATAGTTTGCTTGTGAACCAAGTCATAATCTAGGTATGTGTAAATATCTTTTTTAGAAACATCATCCACATTCGTCTGTACTACTATTTTTACGTTATTCCCTCTAGTACCTGGATATCTAGCTTCCCCCAACTCGCAAGTAGCAATAGAACCACCATTAATTCTGCTAACTAATAACTTTGTAGCATTCCTAAATAATTCTCTTATAGGAAGCATCTTTTCGTGGCTATATTTATAACCAAATAACTTTTGAGACTCCCTAACAAAGTCATCGTAACTTAATTCTACAACTTTGTTTTGTTCTCCCCATTCAAATTCAAATGGGACCGCTACAGTACCTCTAATACCAATATCCCCTTTTGCTCTTTCTGCACTTACAAAGTTTGTCCATGTACCAGGTATATTGTGATTTTGGCTCTCGAATATTCCTCCGCCTAAGCTCATCTACTTCACCTCTTTTTCATAAAACTTTTTCAACAGTTGGTCCACCTCATCATGTGAATAAGATTTCTCATCATCTAGTAAAGCCTTTATTAAGTATTTCTTTTTAAAATACTTTTTAGAATTTACTAACTGTCCTTTAGTAAATTTATCTTTTTCTTCTTTTGTTGTTTTTTTCTTTATCTCAACTTTTTCATTTTCATCCATTTATTAAGCCTCCTCTTTATTTAATCCACCGTATATGACTAAATCCTCCATTGGATTATCTTTAGCAACCTCTTCTGTAAGCGTTGCGGTATAGTCCACATAAAAATGCAACTGAACATCTAGATCTATGTTAGTTTCCATCTTTTCAGCCCTAAACTTTTCACCCTCAATCACTACAACCTCTAAACCTTCATACAACATATCAGCTATAGTGTTCATTTCTTTATTAGGACTTTTGCAATCCTCATCAGGCCTATACATAATTTCAAATGTGCATTTGTAATCTCTCCTATTGTCTAACGCATAAGATAACTCACTACTTACTGCGTAAATAAAAAAACTAGGAAATGTATAGTTTTGCTGAGTATTTTCTGTATAGACATCTAAACCTTTACTTATTTTATCTAGCTTTTGCCTAATGCCTGTTATCATTTCATTTAGCATTACTTAAAACACTCCCTTAAATAATCATTTACTTTCTTTTCTATTATTCTTGGTGCTAGGGTTTTTAACTGTTTTTCGGATATAGTAAGCATAAAGCTTCCCTGTACCCAACCTTTACCACCACGTTTTCTATGTCCATGCTCCCTATAGCTTGCATATAACGCCGAGTTGATTATCTCAACTTTATATACACTACCTATTTTTCTAATAACATAGTCTCTTGTATTCCAACTTTGTCGTAGGAAACCAGTATCAACAGGAGTTCGTCTAATTGCCATTCCTAATAGGCTGGCTGTGAGTCTTTTTGCTATATCTATACATAAGCCATCTATATTGTTAGTTGCCCTTTGCATTTTATCTCTAACTCTTTTCAGTTGTCTTATATCAAGATTGTTAGACATGATTATGCCTCTTCCTTAAACAATTCTAAAGTTATAATTTGCTGATTTACTCCTATAGCTGGGGCGCCGCTATTTTTGTACGTTGTAGTGCTTCCGCTTCTAGTTACAACAATCTTTGAACCAGGCTTAACAACTAGCTCATTATCCAACTTTAAAGTTATAACTTGATTAACTGTACTCGATATGCCGTCATTATAAGCTTGCGAAACGTCTTTATAACTTAATTTGCAAGGCATATCAGAATATATAACATCTTCATCTTTTTCTATTATTTCTTTTGTAATAGGGTCTTTATGTTTTTGTATTCCGTAAATTGTACATCTATCAAAATATAGCATTTGAATAGCCTTCTTAGCTTTAGATATTTGTTCTACCATCTTAACCTCCTAAAGCTTAATATCTCTCCTTCACCACAATTTCTAAGACCATCAATAAGTAAATCAAATTGTTTTTCTGAAGAGTCCGAACCAACCGCATATACAACGGTTGTGTCCAGATCTTTTATTTCTTTAATTGAGGCTTCAAAATCATATTCAGTTAATTGGCCAGACTGTTTCTTTGCAAATAAAAATTCCCCACAAATCCTATCAATCTCTACTTGATAAAGTCCGTCAGGAATTTCAGTTATACTACATATATTCTTTATTGAGTTTTCTACTTTATCTATTACAAAGTCTAAAGCTAAGCTATCGGAGTCAAGTAAGGTATATCCGAAGAACTCAAGCCTGTTTTTTATATCTTCTAATAATAAATCTTTTTCTATTTTAATCATAACCTATCCTCTTGACACTATCTGGGCTATTGCTATAGATTTACGATCAATATAATTAGAACTTCCGTCATTTACTAGCGTCCAGTTAGTACCATTTGCTAACTCTGCATTGGTAGGAGACAAGCTTGATTGTGCTTTCTTTTCATAAGAAATTCCATAAGGCGCAAATACATTTCTTCGTCTAGTTATTAATGTATCTTGACCTCCATTTTTGTAAGGATCTCTAGCCATCTCATGTGGTACTTTTGCACCTATAGGCTCAAAATCAAAAGCTCCATCGCCTAGTATATAAGTTGTATAAGCAGTATAGCCTTCAACTTCTCCGTTTTTAGGTACTTGCTTAGTTGGCATTGCATCATCGATTAATACAACACGTCCATTCCAACTACCCATTGCTAGATCCCTTTGCATGCCATTTGAATCAGTGTATGTGAAATATTTAAGTAATTGTAAATTTTCCAGGTTAGTTGCTACAGCACTGTGCATTATCGCTAATGTAAAGGCTCCTTTATTATCTCCACAAGCTTTTTGAACTGCTTTATTTAGTGTATCTGCTGCTAATATAGCAGACTCACCATCTTGAGTTGAAATATCAAAAGTATGTTCATCAACAAATTTCTTATTCTCTGCACCTGTAATAGAGAATATACCTTTGATTATTGCTAGTAATGTATCTTGATCTATTTCCTCCCAATATGCACTAACTTGGTTCGCAACGTTAGACATAAAGTCAACTCCACCAGTAATATCAGAAGAGAAGTCTTTTTCAACCCACGCTTTAGCTCTACCTATTACAATTACGCCTCTCTCAAAAGTTGTCGTTGTCGTTGCAACTATATCTGTTATTCCATCATAATTAAGCGCTTCTCCATCTAGATTCCCAAACATAGGCAATCTCGCATAAGCTGTTCCTGTCTGGGAACTGAAAGCATTTGCTATCTCAGTATTTCTTTTTAAAACTCCTGACTTTATTAGTTCATTTCTTTTTAAGTTTGGTACATTTTCAATATAAGCTCCAAATGCCTCGGGATTAAAGCTTTTTGCATCAAATTTAGTATCTGCCATTATTTATTACCTTCTTTCTTTTTTATAGTTGTTGGTTGTTGGTTTCCATGTACTCGCAAAGTTCTGCATAGTTCATTTCGTTCATTGGTTTAGGTGTTGGATTAGGATTGCCTTCACCCGGTTTAAATCCTTTGAAATTAGTATTATTCTCATCTGAGTTAAATAAGAAATTAGATTCTTCACTCTCTTTTAAAGTTTTTATTTGCTTATCTAAATCTTTGATAGTGCCATCCTCAAGTAAATCTACATTCTCTAAATCTAACAGAGCTTTTACAGCTTTAAGATTCTTAGCTTTTGCGCCAGCAAGAGATTTCTCTATAGCATTAGATATCTTTATTTCTTTAACTTCTGCCTCATGCTTTTCGTTATTTACTTTGTTCTCAGCCTGAAGTTTCTCAATTTGCATAGTTAACTCTTCGGTGTTTCCTGCATTCTTCTTAAGATCTTCAAGTTGTTTATCTCTTTCAGTCACATCAGTCTCAAGCTGTTTTTTTCTGTTATTAACCTCGTCAAAACTGTTCTTAGGTATAAAACTCTTTAATTCATTTGTTGACGCTTCCTCAACCTTCTTAGCATCTTCCTCGCTTAAACCAAGCTCTATAAGTTCTTTCTTAGTCATTCTTTTTACCACCTTTCAAAAACATTTGTTATCACAGTTCAGTCTGCGTATATTTGTCTTTATAGTTTTCGTCCAAAATACCAAAATGACGAATTTGCCGCATAAAAATAGCACCCTATTAGGTGCGTTATAGTAATTGTTCGATTTCTTTTATCCTCTCTCTAACCTGTTTAGCAAGTTGATCCGTTATTTCTTCTACGTCTATTTCTTTTATGTCTTTACTCATGTCTATGTATATTTCAATAGGACGGCATGTTATAGGCTCTTTAAGATCCTTTTTTTTCTTTTCTGATTCCTTGACACGCTGTTTGCAATTAAATATATCCTTATCGTATGCTTTATATAATTCCTGTGCTTCTTTTATATCTCCTTTAATTAACTTTTTAGCATTCTCAATATTTTTGTTTTCCTTTAACCCCTGTAAATACCTCGACTCTGCTAATATAATATCTACGTATGACTCTTCAAAGTTATCATATGCCTTTGATAGCTCCTTAGATTGTTTAGTATCTTCAATAGTATGTAGACCATCTTGCTGTCTTATTAATTCATTTCTAGAATTAAATACTGCTTCCATTCTCTTTAAGGTACATATTTTTTCGCATCTTTTATTATTCATTAACTACCTCCTATTTAACGTATTTTTTATACCATTCGCTATAGCTTACATTACTTGGTACATAATAAACTTTCCCATCTTTCCCTCTTGCTGCTCTTTCCCCTATTTCATCATCAAAATAAGGAGCAGTAGTAGTTCTGCATCTTGGGTGAAACGGTGGTGCAGTTGAACCAATATCGTAATCTTTCATATCAAATATTTTTCCATCCATATCTTGGCATATCTCTGATGTTTTGAAATCTAGCGTCGATATAACTTCGTATTTTTCTACGTCTAAATCTTCAAAACAGTCTTTCCTTGATGCGGACGCAAAAAAAGCTGATTCCGTCATTATCAGATTACCAGCTCTACTTTTACTAGTATTAAATTTCTTGGCCATCTTACTTATAAGTTTCTTTGGATTTTCACCACGTATAATGCTGTGAGTTAATTCTTTATTTAGATAATTAATAAGCTCAGGTCTACGTTCTCCCCAAATCCTCTTACTAAAATTGGTCCCATCACTGGTCCAAGGTCTAGATATTATCATCTCAATTTTATTTGTGTCTAGCGCAACTAGATTAACTGCTATTTCTGTACCTTTTGCTATTTCAAAGGCTGTATGATAATAGCCACTAGAATAAGTATCCCTAATCAATTTATCAACGCTATCTAATTCATTACCAAATAACACTTCCAGGTGTTGTTGCATTTGCAGTTTTAAGCTATCAAGCCTTGTTATGTGATACTTAGCTGAAGCATTCTCTAGTTCTTTAATCCACATTTCATTTACTGCATTTTCTCTACCAATGCTAATATATTCTTTTATATCCCATCTAAGTTCATCTAGTTCCTTAGAGCTAAGTAATCTCTTAGCCTCAGTAAAGCTTATCGAATTATTCTCTGCAAATCTTATATACCATTTTGATATATCTTTTTCGATATTTCTTATTGCCTTAATATATTCCTTCTCAATTTCTCTATATATTTTCTTCGATTTATTTAATCTTGCTAATTCTAAATTTACAAATCTATCATGCCAATATTTACTGTTCCTAGCTTTAATCTTAGATTTATTCCCCATGCTGACCACTACCTAATTGTTTATTAAGATCATCAATGTCTTTTGGAATCCTATTCATTTCATCTTCTAGGTTGTCTTTTTCTTCGTCTTCAATTCTATCTAATTCCGTCTGAACGTCTTTTACCCAAGGGTGTTCAGTAATGATAGTTTTTCTTGAAATAATCCCATCAGATTTCTGACAGTTTTCAATTGATTCAGTTTCATTAATAAGAATATCTCTGTTGAATATAATATTTACTTCTTCGTTGAAAAAATTATCTTCGCCTGTATTGACAAGGTGAGCATTAATAAACCAAAGTAAATCCTCAAATGAAGCTTGAAACTCTGTCTCCATTCCGTTAGCATCTAAGTCTATGTCCGAGTACATACTCTGTATATTCATCTGATTCGGGTTATTCTGCATTCTATCACTCTTTGCATCATATCCTCGACCGTTTTCAATGATAGCTTTCTTGAACAGGTCCAAAATAGCTTTATAGTTCTCAGCATTAACTTTAACCTCTAATGTTTTAACGTCACCATTTCCACCATCGCTTGATTTAACTTTAACAGCTCCATAGGTTGCTAGATTCTTTCTAAATTCACCTAAGTTCTGCCCCATATAGTTTATAAGCACCAATATAGTATTCCTAGCATCTTCCTGCATGTTATTTTCAAAGTCGGATAGCATTATATTTATACCATCTTGCAATGACTTCACTCGTTTGATTAATGGTGTTTCATTGTTGTTATATTTAAAAGCAACTAACGGAACTCTCTCCCAATTGACCTCTTGCAACTTCTCATTTTCTACTATAGTAAGATGTGATGAATGAGGATTCTCGTAATCAGGTATTAAGCAATAATTTCTTAAAATATATCTATCAATACCGCTTGTTGAATATACTTCTACCTTTTCAACTGTTTGTTTTCCGCTACCTTCAAATATATCCGTTTCATAAAGTCTAATTGCAAAGTCTAGCTCTGTATGCTCTGAGTCTTTCCAAAAAGGAAGTATTTCTCTAGCTTCAAACCGTTTAAAACTTAACTCTCCAATGTCGTTATAGTAAGGATGTAACCAACCTAAACCACCGTTTAAAGAATCCTCAGCTAAATTTTTAAACATCCTTAGAAACTTTTTATTAAAGACTTTTTTTAATGCTTCTGTATATTTTTCACTATCTGTCTCATATGTAAACGGCTTACCAAATAAGTAGTTAACCTTTTGATCTACAAGCTTACTATATTGATTATCCATAACTTTATTATTCGGTAAATTATCGACTTCTTCTAATTGTCCATCTTCGCCGATTACAGTTCTTTTTCTTTTTAAGATATCGTGCTTGTCGTCGTAATATTCCTCGCCAATCACTTGCATTTTACGAGTGTTTGAACGCTTCCACTGGTTTATTTCATATTCCAAGTATCTTATATTATTCGGCGACTGTTCTTGTGGTTTATTTAATACACTATTCAGCTTGGCAACCCCCTTTCTAATGAATCTAAACATATAATCACCTACCTTTAATCAAAGCTAAAGTTATCGCCATTTATAACAGTCTCTGCAATTCCTGTTGTAGCGTCCGGAGCATCATCGTTTTTATTCTTACCTTCTTTTTGGTAGGATTCCATAGCTTTATAATACTCTGGAAATCTATCTCGCCAATTCCAAGGGAAATATATATGTTTCATTACCCATGTAGCATTAGATAAGATCCTTGCTTTTTTATTTCTAGATTGATGGAACGTATCTACAAAAGTATAATTGCTTTCAAATTCATCTAATAATATTCTTTCTACGCTTCTTGCAAAACCTCTACCCCCGCTATTGCTTTCGATAGTTGCTACATTAACTTTATTTTCGTAAAACATTTTAGCAGTCTTTGTCTCTGTTATATCCATGCTCTCTTTTGTATATAAAATATCCAATATATAGGCTTCTTTTTTAAACACACCAAATACAATAGAACATAAATAGTCACTTCCTTCATCCGCCGTATCTGTGTAACTTTGTATTGATTCATAATGTGGTGGCAATTCTGTGTACGTCTTGAAGCTTGAATATAATTTACCTTTGATATCAATTGGCTCCTGTTGATAGTTAGCACTTGCGATATCTTCTCCCATTGCTCTTACTTTAGATTTATAACTCCTAAGAGATAAGACTTCATCACACAGCATTGTGCCATTATCTTCGCAGGCTTTCATAACAACATGTCGTACCTTCTTGCCCTCTTCCTTGTAATGTTCTACTGCTCTGCCTGCAAGGTCACCAGATGCCCAACGAGTCATTATTATGATTATCTTTCCGCCCTCTTCAAGACGTGACAACATCGTATTTGTGTACCAATCCCAATGTTTATCTAATACATTCTCGTTATAGGCTTCTTCAGCATTTTTAATAAGGTCGTCAATAACTAACATACTAGCTCCAAAGCCTGTAGCTGTTCCTGTTGGAGAAGTAGCTAAGTAGTTATTATATCCACCTTCTAAACTCCATAAGTTCATAGCTCCGTCACCTTGTTTAATACAGACACAAGGAAATACATCTGAGTATACAGGTTTATATTTATCTGCTTTTTCTTCCTGGATAGCATTTCTTACATTCTTAGAGAACATAGTTGATAATGTTTCATTGTAAGATCCAGTCATAATCTTTTCATTTTGATTCTTACCTAACACCCACTCAACGAATAACCCAGCTGTACGGCTTTTCCCATGTCTTGGAGGGATGTTTAATATAAGAACCTCGTCGTCACCTTCATAGAAGTCCTGAAAGGCTCTGCAAAGTTCTTTAAGATATGCTCTATCTGATTTATAAAAGTCTGGCGCTCTAAGTTGGCAATAATAAAAAAAATCTCGCTTAGCTAATTCTATCTTAGCTCCGAGACTAATCATTTTCTTATCCATCTTCTGCATCCTCTATTTCCGCAAGTTTAAGCAACTGCTCTGTTGTAAGGTTCTCGTATGGATTATTTATATTGCCTGTATGTTCTACTTCTTTCTTTTCTCGCCATTCTTCAGGCTTTCTATTCTTCAACCAGAATATCTGTGCTGTAACATCTGGGGCAACTTGTTTTATTACCTCTTTAGTAACTTTTAGTTGACTGCCTATACCTTCTCTTGTTGTCTCTATATATTCATAACCTAAAGCTCTTTTCAATAAAGCATTCTCAACTTCTCTGTCAACGACTTCTTTGCCTCTTTTTAGGGACTCAGATAACTCAGTATACTTAACTATCCATTTATATAAAGTTTCTTCTGATATGCCAATATTTTGGCTAATTTGTTTATTGGTTAAGCCATCCCTTGCCCAACCTTCAATCTTAATCAATCCTTCTCTTGTTATCCAATCATGATACTTGCCTTTAGCCATCACCTCACCTCGCAAAAGCTATTTTATTTATTTTTTCTAGTTACCTTCGGACTCTTAGGTATCTTCCTCATGTCTTTATTTATCGTTCTTAGTTCCTCATTAGGTAAATCTATAGTCATTCCTATGAGTCCTGCATCAACCCAAACTTTCTTTTTACTCATTATCCTCTCCTACTTATTTTATTGCATTAAAAAAGAACCCTATCTCTAGAGTTCTTTCTGCCTATTCTACTCCTAGTATTTCTCTAAATTCTAATACTAATAGTTTTTTTGCATTTTTTAATATTTCATCTGCTTCTTGTTTTGCTTCTTTCTCTTTCGAAGTTATTTTAAGTCTTTTAAAAATTTTATTTGACTCAAAATCTTTTAAAACTAAATCTATTGAATAATTAATATTTCCTAATACTTTCTCTGTGTCAGCACTAAAATAAATTAAATTTATGTCAGAAATGTTTAAAAATTCCTCGAATTTATTTTTTAGATTTTCTTCTAATATTTCTAGCCTTGCAATATACTCCTCTTTTATTTCGCCATCAATTATGAAGTCTTCTCTATCCATAGCAAAATTCAAGTAAACATTAAGTTTCTCAGTTAAGCTCAACAACGTTAAATAAAGTTTTTTAATAGCAAAAGCTCTATCTTCATGCAACTTAGTAAATCTTAATTTACTCTGTTCTAATAACCTAGTTCTTTCGATTTTAAAACCTTCTTTTTTTAAATCTAATTCGCTTTGTTTTTTTAACTTAAATTCTTCTAGTTGCTTGTCTAGTTCTTTTTTATGCTCTGTCTCTTTTGCTTTTAACCAATATTCAAAAGCCTTTTTAAATATAAAGTAAATCAAACCCGATAACGATACTGCTCCGATGGTGAAATTAATTACTGTAACCATAATATCCTCCCTTATATATTTTACTTAATTATATATAATTTGACATTATTTAACAATAGATGCCTAGTTTTCCTAAAGAGGTTGCATCCATTAGCTAAAATGAATACAAAATATAATTGTTAAGCGAAGTCTATGAGTTGCACATAGATTAATACTGCACTTCACACGTTAGGGTGAGGTAACCAACCTCACCCACTATATATATTAATCAAGGAGGTGCAAGTCGTAGGAATCGAACCTACGGGATCCACTACTTGCATGTACTGGCTAGACAAGTCCCTTTAACGAAGCCTAGCCAGTTATGAAATTGTTTGTCGTGGAATATTTTTCCACAATACAATTATCTCATGGTTATATTAATAAAATGGGGCATGATTGGGGAATAAATGTGGAATTAGTGTGGAAAAAGTGTGGAATTTTTCACTTTAAACAAAGGTAATTCCATTTCCTTAAGTTTTGGGTATAACATGTCCATCATTTTATATATAATTTTATCTTTAAGTAAGTAACATGTCTTTCTGTCCATACATAAATCTAAGCTAATACTTACCATGCTGTGCTTATATTTGTCTTTACTTTCAAAATATAATTTAAAGAACTCTTCTTCTCTGCTATCTAAACATGTTAGAGCATTTTCAATTCTTAATTTCTCTATTTCCTTTTTCTTTAACTCTTTTTGCATAATGTCTAATTCTTTTTCTCTATTCAAAACCTCATTTTCTGTTGTTGAGTTAAACTTATTTGTAGGACTTACAGAATCCTCTTGATACGTTATAGCTTTACATCCTATAAACTCAGCCTTGTAACTTTCTATATCTAATTTGGTACGGTTTATCTCCATATCTAAGTTCTTATAATTATGTAATCTTGCTTCTACCACTTTGTATAAATCTTTTTTAGTCATACCCAAATACTCCCCCTTACTTAAATAACTTCCTTCACTTTCTTTGCTTCTCTTATTTTTTTCTGTAATTCATCATATTCAATTAATCCATTTTTACCGCCATATTTAAAACTTTTAGATATCCATGTTAATTTGCTGTCTGGGTATCTATAGTCAAACATCTTTCGTTTTATTTTCGCAACATCACTTGAAAAACCTTTCGTATCAATGTATTCTACTTGTCCATCATTATGATATATTGCAAAGTCAGCTATATATGTAATTGATCGTTTAGTTTTTCCATCTTTTTTAAAACTTGGCTGTAATTCAAATTTATACTGCAAACCAAAATCTTTTATTTCGCCCTTTTCTTTTTTTCTTTTAAGATCAGTATAATATTCAGCTTCAAACTTACTATCAAACTTAATATTATCAACAACAACCTTTTTAGACCTGTATTTACTTTGTGTTTTTTTAGTTTTCATTTTCATAATTTCACTATCTCTCTTCATAGAAACAAACATTTTTAATAACAACATCAACTGTTCCGTTCTCATTTTTTCTAATACTGTACTTCATCGGATCTTCAAAATCCGTTATATTTGCATCTATACTAAATCCGTTGTCCGTCTTGATTTTTCTCTTTTTAACTTTCTTGTTAACCCAATCTTTATCTATGTAAAAATTTTCTATTTCCTTTTCTTCCATGAGTTCAATAAAGCTTTCTTTTTTATCCTCTTGTAAAAAACCATCAGCAAAATCTTTAATATCTATTTCATCATTTTCCTTAAGTACATAATTTAACCCGCCTCTTACACTCTCAGCCACCTTTATATCAGTTATAGCATTAGTAATCCAATTATCCGCACTCTTTTTAAATGCCTTAGTCATATATTTATCATCAAGTATTTTCTCAATATTCAGAAATTGTGTTGTAAATTTAGTTTCAATTCCCTCTTTTTCTGAGATCTTGTCCAATACTTTAAGATGATACTCGCCATTTATTCCACTAACCCCTATCAAAGCACATTGTTTAGGTTTTTGTGTTTCAATGACTCCAACTTCATTAGATTTAAAATTTATATTAAACTTTTCATCTACAAACTCTATTGAATGATTGTAAAGTTTTTTATAGTCTAACTTTAGTATTGCAACATTATTCTCGTCTTTATTGGTGTATAAGCATATAGCCAAGTCACAAGATTCTAATTCTGAATTAATCCTCATAATTTCAAATAAATAAGATGCTATCTCTTTTGAGTTATCTAAAAATGTATCTGAATTATATATTATTTGTTCACAGCAATTTTTAATTGTATTATCGTTATATTCTTTAAATACTGCCTTTCTTACATCATCATCCTTACTAACTCTTTTAATTATTTTCTGAAAGAATCCATCAACCTCTTGTGTAATCTTTCCTTCAAAATCATTCAGTATTGGTACATCACTATTTTTATCTAAAACATGTACTATAAATTTATGTATAATCATTTTTAATCCCTCCAAAGACCTTTTAATTTATCTTCAAGCTCATTCAGAAATTCGAATTGTTCAATCTCTTTTTCGTCTACTTCATCATCTGTTAACTTTAATCTCGAATATATTTTTTCTATACCTTTTGCTACAAGTTTTATATCTTTTGATCCTATGTCATAAGTATCATTAATTTTCCCTATTATACCTAGACTTAGCTCGCCCATAAATTCTATCAAAGCCTTTGCTTCTTCATTTTTTAGCTTGAAATTATTTATAATCACACTATTTTTATCTTCCACCTTCTCATAAGTCATATCAAATATATCAGCTTTACATGGGTAGTATTCACCTTTTACACCTCTACAAATATATTCTCCTATGTCTGCCTTCACTTCTCCATTTAATGTTTTTATGTATAAATCACCTACTTGGCAACCTCCGTTACATAAATCAATTCTAAAGTTTTCACCTCGTAGATCAATAGTCTTATCTTTAGTTTGTGTTAAGAAATCAAACACTTCTCTCTCATTATTGCCTGTCCATCTAACTGCTTCAATTACTACTGGTATTTTTCTATACTTAGCCATACTCTAATCCTCCACCTTCTCATAAGTCGTATTAAACTTACCAGCTTCACATGAATAAATTTCGCCATAAGCATCTCTTATTATGAATTCTCCTACTGTAACAATGGTATTTCCATTGAGTGTCATTCTATTTTCGTTTTGATAACCGTTACAATCAAATTCAATCTCTATATTTCCTTCTTCCCTGAACCAATTTGGAACTTCATCTTTACCAAGTTCAAAGGCTTCTACCTCAACTGGTTTCTTTCTATACTTAGCCATACTAATTTCCCACCTTCTTATAATTTTTCTCTATTGCTACCTTGCAAAATAAATACTTACTACCATCCTCTAACTCAGCTATGTAATCCCATTCTTTAACCTCTTGCTTAATTTTTCCTAATGTTGCATATATAAAAGGCTTACCATCCATAAATCCATCTTCTAGTCCATTTGCATAAGGTGCTGCATCTATAATCATCTTGCTTTTCTTATGTTTGTATTTAGCCATACTTGAATCCTCCCTCATAGTCAAGATCAGTCTAAGTTTTACCATACCGACCTTGAACTTTTATTTATTTCCCTTATTTAAAACGGTATATCATCATCATCTATAGCCTGAAATCCTTGTGGATCTAATCCTTGAGGTTCAAACTGTGGTTCATTGCTTGTTTTATCTTTTCCAGAATCTAAAAACTCCACGTTCTTAGCATGAACTTTAGTAAATGTCCTGTTGTTTCCGCTTTCATCTGTATATCTGTCTACATACATAGAACCTTGTATCCCTACTTGTCTTCCTTTTCCTAAGTAATTAGACCATGTTTCTGCCGACTTACCTAATGCCTCAACTGGTATATAATCTGTAAGCTTATTACCATCTTTTGTTTTATAATCCCTATCCACTGCAATACTGAATGTTAATTTAGCAGTACCACTTTGGAAATATTTTAATTCAGGATCTCTTGTTAATCTTCCAACTAAAGTTATGTTATTCATGTTCTATGCCCCCACTTCTTCCAAAGTACATGTTACTTTTAACATTTTAAAATCGATATCATTCGCCCATCTATCATTGAATTTCTTAATATAATACTTTGCATCTTATTGCGTTTTGAACCTAAGTGCCTCAACTATATTTTCTGTGAAAGTATGTGTAAAATTTGTATGTAAAAATAATTCACCATCTGTAATCGTATAAAGCTCGTGCATGCTTTAACCCTCCAATTTATCTATTCATATCTTTTAATTGATAGACATCATTAATACCTTCACAGTTGCAACATTTCCACCTTTCTTTCGTCTTGTTTTCTTCTTTCGCAAAGAAATATTCAACAAATTCTTGTTCTTCCCAGCCTTCACAGTTAATACAAGCAAACTCTGTTTTATCACCTTTTGTGCATTCAAAACTCATATCACTAGCCTCCTAAACATTCTTAACATCATAACCACTGTTTTTAATTCCTTCTATAACCTCGTTTATATCATCGTCAGATCCTAAATATGTTCCATCAAGGCTATAATGAGTCACTGTGTTAGTCTCAAGGCAAAAACTTTGTATAAGGCAATCTGTACAGTAAGATTTATCATCCGAAATATATTCTGCCTCACTATTACAATAAAAACATTCATAGTTATGTTCTTCGCATTTATTTTTAGGTTCTAGTTTTTTTATACATTGATCTTCGCTAATGCTCCAATAACAGTTATCACAAGTTTTTTCCATATTACTTACCTCCACATATCATCCTCAGTTAAATTATTAATTTTCTTTGAACATTTCTTATATTTTTATTAGCTATATTAAACATATCTATATCATTTTCAAATCCTATAAAATTTCTATTTCCTAATTCGATGCAAGCCTCTGCAGTTGTTCCTTTTCCTATGCAATTATCTAAAATCAAGTCACCTTCTTTAGAAAAAGACTCTATTAACCATCTGAACAATGGAATTGGCTTCTCTGTAGGATGCTGCATTTTACTTGGATGATTCTTTGGAAACTTTAGTATTGAAGTCGGATGTTTCAAGACTCCCAATTCTTCTCGATTATCTTTAAATTCAAACTCCCCAAAGTTGTTATTAGTTCTGTATTTAGTTGAATATCCCATTGAGTGATTTACATTTCCTATAGTCTTTTGTGGACTATATGATGGTTGCTGTTTATAAAATATACATATATCTTCATGTCTCCTTAGAGGTCTTCTGTTCGCATCCAAGAAACCTGTCGTTAGAACTTTATCCCAGACTAAGTTATATCTCCACATTTCTTTATTACTTTGCATAAGTTCTGCAGTAAACATACCACTTGCAAATAACACTATAGCTCCGTTATCTTTGATTATTCTTTTATAGTGTTTCCATAGTAGATCTAATGGTATTGGAATATCCCAGTGATTTTTAGTTTGTCCATAAGGCAAATCACACAAAATCATATCTATCGACTTATTCTCAATCCGCCTCATACCTTCTAAACAGTCCATATTATAGATTCGATTTATCTTTAACATTGCTGACCTCATTAGTTAAATTATCTAACCCTAATCGACCTCTTAAATATCTATTTTCTTTGTCCAAATCCATACATCTATTAAATACATCATCTGATAATTCCTTATCGTCTGAGTGCTTTTTACATTCAACCCAACGCCCAAGTAAAAATACTGCAATTAACGTCCCTATCGCCACTAAGACAAGTATTATTACGATTGCTATATCATTAATCATATTCACCCTCCAAATCTCTCTCAGCCTTAATTAACGCTTCAAGAATATTAAATCCTTCATCAAGCCAATATACCCTTGCTAGATCTATTAAGGCTTGCCTATCTTCTAGTTTTACTATCATTATTTTCTCCGCTTTTTCGATTTTCTCTAGCTTTGTCTACCTCTTTCAAAACAGCTTCCACTGTTTCTTTTCCATATTTTTTACTTGCTTCTGCAGCTGCCATTTGTAATACTTTACTTCTCATATACAACCCTCCTATAAATTAATATATTCTCCTAATCCCCATTTACGTTTAAGCAACTTATCTTGATGTCTTATCTTTGCATTTCTGATATCTTTCTTGCTAATTCCTTTTATCTAATTCTTGAATCTTCTGTTCAAGTATTTTCTCTGCTCCATATTGTTTATAATCTTCTTTAATTGCTTTTATCAGAAACCCAACTATGCTGTCCAAATTTCTCGTATTCAAAACCAGATTCATTTTTTCAATTAAATAAGGTATAGGTTTCTTTTTCTCGATAAATGAATCAACTACTTTTTCTATTTCTATGTTGCTAAAATAATCAAAGCGTTTAATGACTTCATACCTAGCAATTGGATATATTGGATTATTTTTATTGTCCTCATTTTTTTTATCCACAGGCTCGTCCTTATCATAAATAGATATATTACTACTACAACAACAATTAATATTAATACTGTTACTATTACTGTCCTCATTTTCAACGTCTTGCTTTTTGGTACGTTGCTCTATGTCCTCATTTTTGGTACGTTGAAAGATTGGCTTGTTTTCAATACTTACATCTATGTCGCTATTTTTGGTACGTTGCTCTATGTCCTCTTTTTCGATACATTGCTCTATGTCCTCATTTTTGGTACATTGCTTTGCTATTTTTTTATCTTTTTGCAACTCGCTTTCTTTATGTATTTCATCTACATCAAATAAAATTTCATAAATATTGTTATACCTTTTTCCATCCTGTCGATTTATTTTTACTCTTATATATCCGCTCTTTTTTAATTCATTTAAATATTTAGTAAATGTATTTTTACCAATATTTAATTCGTGTGTTATTAAATCTCTTGATGGATAGCAAGTTCTTTTTGTTGCTCCTGCCATACTAGACAAGTAAGAATATAATCCTTTTGCTCCTATGGATATGGTCTTATCTCTTGCCACCATCTGTGGGATTAAGCCATATCCATTGCTTAATATGCTATTGTTTTCGATCTTTACTTCTGTCTTTTCGCTCAATCCCACCACCTACTTTTATAATTCTGTAAAACTAATTGGACCTTTTAAAACTTTGGTACTCCTACAGTAATCGCAACATTCGCATCTAGTTGGCTTTACTAATCCCTGTTTAACTTCTATGTAATGTGGTAGCCTTATTTCTACTTCCACGAGCTTGTCCTGCATATATTCTTCCTTAACCCAAGCTACTTCCTTATCTGGGATATCTTCTTTAGATACCGCTATTATGAAAGATTGTAGGTGTTTGTCTCCACCTCTGTTTAATCTTTCTATTTCTGCATATACTGCCATCTGTAGTACATAATCATAAGCAACTATGAAGTTCTGTTTAGTCTTTGCATTTTCATTCCATATCTTTGACCTTATATCTCTTGTAGTCTTTAAATCTGCAAAGTATTCTTTATTTGGATTGTATATATCAAGCATTGTTTTCCAAGGAGCCCCAAACAATTCAGCGGTCATTATTACTTCTTTTTCTCCCTCTCTAACTCGTTGTATGAAAGGATCGTTTTGCAATGTCTCAATCATCTTGTCGCCTATTGCATACTTAGCTAATAAAGAACCATCTTTCTTAAACATTTGAGGATGATTCGCTTTAAATTCCCCTAAGTTAGCTCCCTCATTCCAAGCATGTACATAAGATCCTAATATGAAAGCATCGTTGTCTCCGTCTGACCATTCTCCGTTAAGCTTAGCCATCGTCTTAGCTTCGCAACTTCTAAAGCTTTTGAATTGGGAGACAGAGAAATATTCCCTGTCAGCTTCTAAACTAAAGTAGTTATCCTTATTTATCTGTAGCAACTTCATCCCCTCCAAACATATTTGTTTGCCCTTCAAGCTCCTCACTATCATCTATTATTTTAAATTCCGCATCTTGAATTGTATCTTCATCTTCCTTATCATCATCAAATACTGATTTTTCCTTAGCTTCTTTTATTTCGTCGGCATTATCGAATGTAGCGTCTCCACCTTCGTCAAATGCTCTTTTTTGCTCTATATTATCAAAATCCAGTTCTATTAATTTGCATAACCTTCTTAAAATTGTCTTTTTATACATTTCTCCTGGACTCTTTGTCCAACTTGGACCATTAGGCATTTTTGAGTAATTCCTTCTAGTTTCCTCTATCTCTTCTTTGCTCATATCATCATGTAACATACTTCCATCATGAAATAGGCAAACTGCAAAAGCTCCTATAACATCTCCATTGTTGAATGGTTTAGGCTTGTAATGTACTGTCTGCTGCCCGTTTATAATTTCCGACTCATAATCATCGCCTTCTCTTACCAACTTTGCATATATATCTTTTATAGGATTCATACTGTATTTTTTAGCAAGTTTTATCTCGCCCTTATAGTCCGTTTGAAAGCTTGGTTTTCCGCCGTATATAATGCAATAACATTCCTTATTGAAGAAGTCTAATCCTAAGTAAGCACCTTTCATTAGTGTTCTAGCTATCTGAAATTCTTGCCCTTTTAGTTTCTCTATATCTTTTGTATCGTTAAGTACTGTAATTGCATTTTGTCTAAATCTAAGTGGATTAAATCCTTTAGGTAGTGCCTCTTCTTCTTTTGTTAATAAAGTTCCAGTAAAATTATTTACTTGTCTTAAAACAATATCTCTATTGTTATTCATAATTAATTCCCCCAATATATTAATGTTTTAATTCCTTCTCTAGCTTTGTAAGATTGCTTTTATATGCAAGTACAAAGCCATCTATATAACTTCCTTTGAATCCTTCTGTAGAATCTATTAAATGTTTCTTTAAATCAATTAAACTGTAATTTTGCTTATATCTTTTAGTGAATGATTCTAAACCGTTGATATATCCCATTTTGTAATCTTCATCCACAAAACTAGTATCTAATTTTGTAAGTAATATATCTGTTTCTAAGTCTTTTATTTTCATAATTATGCCTCCTGTGGTATAATTAACGTAATTAATTTTTGCAAGTCTTGAATTGAGCCATTGCCGTGGCTCTTTTCTTTTTGTTCTTCTCTTTCTTGTGTTAGTACTAGATCTTTTCTGATTGTCTTTGCCATCTTAAGTTGCGATTTTAAATCATTTACAACTAATTGCTGATTTTCTATTTTGCCCTCATCTCGTGAACAATATTTAACTGCAGTTCGCTTAATTTCTGACAATCTTATTTCATTATCCTTTAGCATTTCCTCTACTGTGTTAATATTCGAATCAACAACCATCATGCTTCCTTTTAACTTGTTCATTTATATCCACTCCTTTAACTCTGATTTAGCGTTTTCTATTGTATTTACACAATCTACGTAGTGCTTTAGAGACGGTTTCTCTCTATGTTTGATACAACCTATTAGATAAGTTATAAAGTTCATTTATTTACCTCCTATTTGTACCATTGTATTCTGTTGATTTATTAACATTTCATCTACTCTATTCAAGCTCTTCCCCCAGTGTTTGTAATCTTCTTTTGTCATTTCCATATTCCAGTTGTCAAAATTACTTTTTGAAGGGTCGTAATTTTCTTCTGATGTTGGGTGTATATGTTGTATAACAAAATCTTCCTTAAAAGCGAATCTTTCTTTTACATATTCTAATCTAGTCATTAAACATCACTCCTTTCTTATTTATTTTCCAACCTTAAAATTCTGTGGTATTGTTGGCTATTAACCTCTTCTAGTTCTGCGATCCTATCGTATATATGATTAATGTTATAAGTTGCTACTGCTCCGATTGTTAAGCTTAATAATATTAAGGCTCCTGCTATAATTTTTGATAATTTACTCATTTTAAAATCCTCCTGCTTATCCATTTTATTTTTTAAAAAACTCCGATAAATCTTTACCGTTTAACTGTTCTATAAACTCATTTAACTTTTTGTTAGTAACTTTGTGTGCGTAACCATTTCCATATGTTAAATAAGGAAGTTTTCCGCCATCTATTAACTTATATACTTGCTTAGTACCTACACCCAGCCTATCTGCTACATCTGTAACAGATAGTAAATAATCATTTGGGTTGTTTAGTCTAGTAATCCTTTTTAGCTCTTTGAACTGCTCATCTGTCATATTAATCCCTCCTAATTAACCATCTCAAATTCTATTTGATTATTTATTTCCTTTATTTCAAGTCTTAAATTTGTTCCTGGTGTCCATCCTTGTATGTAATTAATTGCCTCTTCGTATCTTTTTACAGATAAGTTTTTATAACTATTAACTTTAAAGTAACCTCTTAAATCTCTATGAAGCGCACTGTATGCTTTCTTGCTTAGTTTTTTATATGCTGGTGAGTTATAACCACCTAAACTATGTACCGCTTTCGCACTAACCTCTGATCTGATATTCTCGGCTAGTTCATAATTGATAGTCATTTTATTTTCTAAGTTAGTAACTTTTTTAGTTAGAACTTCTTGACCCTTTTCTAGTTCTTGTTGTTTCTTGTCTACCAAAAATATTGCCTGTAGTTCTTTTGACATATTTAAAAGTGGATTTTCTTTAACTTTAAAATATGTTTCTTCTAAGTTATCGAATTGTTCCCATGCTTTATCTGTATCTAAAATCTTGCAATGTCTACTTGCTCCTCTTTCTGTCCAAAGGTATAGTTTAGGAGCAAACTTAAGGTTGTCCTCTAAAAGATGATTACCTTTAAACTCTCTTAATTCCATGCCCTCTAGAAAATAATAGTGCTTCCCTTCTTCGAACTTATTTATATTTCTATTAAAATTATTACTAATATTCTTTGTGTCTGTTCCGTATACTTCTGCTAGTAGCTCTGTTGTTATTACGTTTTGATTTTTAAAGTTTATTGGCTCTAAATTATTCATGTTTATCCCCTTTCATTATGTAATTTCTAAATTTAAATTTAAACTTTAGAAATTTGTTAATTAATTTTTTTGAGTCTCTTTTGCGTTTTCAAACATTTCATTTGCTTTTAACATACCTTCACTCATTCCCGCTATATAATTTTTCTGCTCAGGATTTAATTTCTGAAATAATAATGTCATTGCTACAGTTGTTTTGTCATGATCTGTTAAATTGTCCAAAAATTTTATGTTTTTCATTTTTTCACCTCCTTTTGCTTGTTATAACCATTGTATTTCGTATTTTTGCTATTGTCAAGCAATAATTTGTATTATTTTAATCAAAAATGCTTGTTGCAAACATTTTGTTTTGATGATATTATTAAATTAACAATAAAATGTTTTGCGGAGGTGCAATTTTGGGCGAAAGGATAAGAACATTAAGAAAAGATATATTAAAACTTACACAAGAAGAATTCTCAAAACCTATAAATATAAGCAGGTCTAATCTTGGTAATATAGAACGTGGTAATATTTCAATGACGGATAGGGTTATCTCTGATATTTGCGATGAATATGGAATTAACGAAGATTGGCTTAGAACAGGTGAAGGGAAAATATTCGCTGATACTACAGAAGATGAATACATAGCTGGTGTTATGGGCGATATTATTGCTAATGATGATAAGTTTATGAAAAATATGATAAAAGTTTTCAGTGAATTAACCGATGAACAAAAAGAATTCCTAACGGAATTGATGAGTAATATGGTAAAAAAATAAAAGACGCCTTTAAGCGTCTTTTTTATTGTTTAATCTTTCTGCAAATCTAAGCATTAGCTTTAAATTTGGTAAACTAATGTTATCCAATGCTAATAGTAAATTATGTATAATTTCTTCTCTCAATGAAACCCCTCCAATTTCAATTTCTGCCGAATACATCAAACACCTGTTCTATATTTTTATAATACACCAAACTTTTTATTTACACAACCACAATATTATATTTAATAAAATTTAAACTATAGTTTTATATGTACCTCCTTAATGTTTTATTTAAGGCTATATTTATACAATTCTATAACTGGAAAATATTTCCTTTTGGTAAATTTTGTCAGTTATTGTAATATATTTTCGTTTTATAATAAAAAAACACCTTGCAGCCTTTATTACTGCAAGGTGTTTTTTATATTAGATTATGACAAATTTAGGTTATCCGTCAAGTTCCCATAAACCTCACCTGTCCTCTGATTTACATATATATACTTATTCACTAGTCTTCCATCATATTTTATTTCGAGTGCAAAAGCATACGTAGGTTCTCCTACCCCTATTAATTCAGACTCCATCCCTATATATCTTATAGAGATATCTTTTCTTGTTATCTCACCTTTATACCTATTTAAACAAGCATCTATTGCAATTTTTTCAGCTTCTTCCATATAAACCCATGAACTTTGACTATCTCTTTTATATGTGTGTGCATTTTCGAATTTTCCATTTTCTTTATTTAAATAACTTACAAAAATATAAGTGTGTGATTTATCTGTAAAACCAACAGCTGCTATACGTTTCTCATTTCCATCTTTAATTAGAATTTCAACCCATTCAACATCATTTCTATTTATATTTATAATATCATAATTAGCACTATATATACCCGCATATGAATCGTTAAAAGTGAATTTTCCCATAGAACAGAAATTATCTGTTCCCATCTTCCATAATCCAAGCAAATCTTCAACTAATGGATCGGCCTTCATTAATCTATCTTCTAAGTCTTTATCAATATTCCCTAATATCCTAATGTTATCACGATCTAAAGCGCTTGTATTAGCTCCCTTTGACACAAGATAAAACTCTTCCCATTTTGCAAGCGGCGCACTCACTAATCCTGGAACTAAATTATACCCATCACATACATATGTAATTCCTTCTCGTTTGGGCATTCCCGCTTCCCATTCATGGTTAAAACCATAAAATATACCCTCTCCATTTTTGTCATATATTCCTTCATTTATAAATGAGTTTGTTTCAAATCTATCCTTTCCGCCTATTCTGAATGATCCTGTTAGCTTAACCAATGATTCACTCATAGATGCCACTCCACCTATAACATACTTTTCATTTGCATTAGACTTATAAGATGTTTTTATTCCATCGGTTTGTATGATAGGAGCCTTATATCTAGCAGCGATAGGGGCAATGCTTATTGCATCAGCCTCGCCTTTAAAGCCATTTGTATAAAACGCATACTTTGAATCGCTATACTTTTTGATCTCGCTAGCTACATTTAAACTAGTCTCAATTCTATCTTGACCTTGTATTCTTATTACTGTTATACCCTTTGATTTTAAATTATTCTCCACACTTGGACTTACTGAATTTACTCCACCGATAATATATAATTTCTTTACATTAGTAATTCTAGTCATTGTCACGCCTGGAATACTATCCTTTTTAGTTAATAATATTGGTGCATTTACAGCTCCTGATAAACCACTTGAACTAAGGCCATCTGCTATAGAATTATCTAGATTTACAAGTATTGCTGTGTTATATTTCTGTTTATCTGCTATTAATGCTGCTGTTTCGTAATTGTCTTTACCTACTATTTTTTCAACATTAGGTTTGTTATAAGCGTCAGTGGTTATATTTGACGATAATAATAACGCACATGATAATGCAATTGTTACTAATTGTTTGAATTTCATAAAAACTTCCTCCCTCAATAATATATATATTATTGATTATACAACAAAGAAAACGATTGTTTTGTCATAAAATGTAATTTTCTATGTATGTTCTTTTTGTGATATTATATAGTCATGTAATAATTCAAGAATTTCAGGAGGATAAAGCATGAAAGGAAGCGTAAGAAAAAGAGGTAAGAAATGGTACTATTACTTCGATCTTGGTATTGTAGATGGAAAAAGAAAAAGAGTTGAACGCGTAGGAGGTGATACTAAAAAAGAAGCAGAAAAAGCTTTAAGAGAAGCACTTAGCGAGTTTGACGATACTGGAACTTATGTAGATGAAAGTGATATGACTTTTAATGATTACCTTGATTACTGGTATGAAAACTACGTTGAACTTAATTGTAAAACAACCACTAAACAAAAATACAGGTTAGTAATTGATAAGCATATTAAGCCAACGCTTGGTGGTTACAAATTAAACGCTTTAAATTCTGCTTTACTTCAAGACTTTTGTAATACTAAGTATAAAGATGGTTATAGCAAAAGTAGTCTATCGCAATATGTATCTGTTATATATAATTCTTTAAAGTATGCCGTTAACCCAATGCAACTACTTAAATACAACCCTTGTGTAAATGTAAAAATACCTAAATACAATGATACTGCTGAACATGAGGTTAAAACTATATCTAAAGATCAATTTAATATCTTATTAGAGAAATTTCCAAAAGGTCGCCTGTTAAATATGCCATTGCTAATAGGTTATCATACCGGTATGCGAATCGGGGAAATATGTGCTTTAACATGGGACGATATAGACTTGACTAAAAAGACGATAAACGTTAATAAAACTCTTGTATATAATTTGCGTAATGGCTTTTCGTTTGGGACTACTAAAACAAAAACATCTAACAGAACTATTTTAATAGGGGATACTTTAGTTAAAATATTAAAAGAACATAAAATATTGCAAAAAGAAAACAAATTAAAATATGGTGAGTTTTACTTAGACAAAGATTATCCTGCTAAAGGAATGGTATGTACTTCAGAAAGTGGGAATTATACTACTCCTAAATCTACCTCTAGCATTATAGGAAAAATTGCAAAAAAGGAACTTGGCTTTGAGTTCACGTTTCATATGTTAAGGCATACACACGCTACTATGCTTATTCAGTCAGGGGTTAATATTAAAGAAGTGCAAAAAAGATTAGGACATGCAAAAATATCTATTACATTAGATACTTACGGTCACTCCACAAAAGAATCACAGAAAATCGCAGTAGATACTTTTGAAAATTATATCAATGGTTAAATTGCCGTCATTTAGTTTTGCGGTGGCAATATGGTGGCAATCTAGTATTTTCTATATATCTAACCCTCGATAAACGTTGATATTTAAAGCTTTCAACCTTAACACTTGTCATATTGTAACTATCATATAACCCATTATCATGGCAGGTAGTATTTGTTCTACACCTATATAAAATCCTTTTTTAGCACCGTTCATAAATATCTCAACTATAGACTTCTTTGGTTTTTTGTTCTCTACTACATTACCTGTTTGTTGAGTCAT